CATCGTTTGGTGCGGTTGCGTGTAAGTATATTTCCACATTGCGTTCTTCAAATGGTAGGCTACAATGACTGCGATTACGAACACCTCGTCCAATAATTTGTTCAATCCGGTTCATATTGTACCAAGGTTCCATTATATGTACTTGACGAACGTTTTTGAAGTCAAGACCTTCAGCAGCGGCTTTGGTAATGAGGATAACTTTGACATTCTGCCCGTATTTATTTTCCGGATTGGTAATATATTTTAAATCCTCTGTATTGTTAGGTGAGAAGCGCTTGTCACCAGTAATCATTACATATTTAGCAGGATGAAACTCAATCCCTTGTGATTTTGGTTTTAATGTAATAGCGTCAATATATTCCGTTGGTTTGTTTTTGAATAAGGATTTGGTATAGTTAGCAGACCCGTATCGTGAGAACCCCAATTCTTCTAATGCCAGAGCCATAGGAACAACACCTCCATCAATATACTGTGAATATACAATGATTATGCCGGTAGAATTCATAATTTTACTACAAATATTGGACATTTTGTTACTATATTTGTGAAGGTTCTCTTGATTGAAAATTCTACCGTATTTGTTCAAGCTATCTTCTTTGTATTCATAATTATAATTGAGTATATCGCTGGTATCGTGTTTCATAATTCGCGCAAGACCATTTTTGCCGACCATATTTTGAACAACTGTTTCTAAATTGGTTTCACTTAGTTCGGTATTTTGAATAATGGCATCTAATTCTGGACTGGGATATACGATATCAAGTGATTGTAGTGGTTTTTCCAAATAAGTGTATCCAAATGTTTCCATGTTCTCAAAAGAAGGCATAGTTTTGGTCTGTCCAAACTTATCAGTTATATCACCGCCACGATTGTGCAAATAATCCATAATGCAGTTATATCCATTGGACTGATATTCCCCCATTTTGGTAACATATAAAGGAATATTCTGAATAGGTTCATCAATGTTCTTTTTATTCATTTGTATCTTGGGATAGTTTTCCTTGTCTAGCTGATTCTCAGGTGAAAATATGTCAGGATATATACGAAATGGGAAAGTATATGGGTTCTCTCCACGCACATAGGATACGTATCCAGTAAGTTTCCTTCGTAACAGGGAGTCACCATTTTCCTCTGTGTCTGTTACAAAGTTACCACTCTTATCAAATACCAACGATTCTGTAATAGAGCTGCGTTTATCTACTGCATTCAATATATTTGTCAACCAAATAATCTCTTTGTAGCTATTGTACATAGGTGTAGCAGACAATAATAGAAGTCGTATGTTCTCGGCATATTTGCATACATCTTTTAATAATGATGCGATTTTTGTACCTTCTTTATTGTCATCAGTTGGACGAATATTATGTACTTCGTCCACAATAACGAGGCGATTGTCAAAGAATCTACGAATACGTTTTATTTTCAACTCTTTGCGTTGTTTTACAGTGAGGGTAGTGTCTGTATAACCTTTGAGGACTTTTCTTTGAATAAAATGAGATAGCTGAGTATATCCAACAAACGAATAATATTTATTGATAATTCCGTTGATTTGCGCAGCAACTTTATCTCTAGATAATCCACGTAGTCCGGTCGGATTAATTTCCTTTAATAGTGAGTTTCCTATACAAGTATTCAAATTCCACAAATCACCGTCTGGTTCTAATTTGCGTTCGTCGAATAATTGAAGACGAAAATTATTTTGAACATTTGGAGAGGCGACTATTAGTATTCGTTGTGTTATGCCAATTTGTTTCATAAATCCACGTGTTTCTTCTGCAATGCCGATAGCACTACAAGTTTTACCAGTACCAAGACCGTGATACAATAACAATGCATTGTACGGCGTTTGAAATGACAGAAAGTTTTTGACAAACATTTGATGAGGCATAAGTTCAAAATCAGCGTTACATAACATATCTGCGTGTGTTTTAATGTCTCGGATTTTGCCATCGTACATAGTATCGTAAAACTCCTTACGCTTTGCGATTTTAATGTTAAAATCTGGGTCATTTATTTCTGGATATAGGAAATCAAGGTTTTCATCCACATCACGGTTATTGTATTCAATTCGTTCTTTATTATATAAAAAATCATTACCCTGTTTGCTGTCTATATCGGTAGGTAATACGCCGATTTGGTTTTGAAGTTTTAGTTCATTGTCAGTTAATGTTATTTCACCATCAGCAATGATTGGGTCGTTTATTTCTTCTTCATATATGCTGTCAATCATTTGTGTATCTGGTTCAGGAGCTACAGGTGAAGGTACAGGTGAAGGTACAGGTGAAGGTACAGGTGAAGGTACAGGTACAGGTGAAGGTACAGGTGAAGAGCTAACCACTAAATTCTCTTTCTGTTCTCGGTTTACACGTTCAATACAAATGATTAAACTGATAAGGTCTGGTTTTGTATTCGCTTCAGCTATATATGTGCGTCCGGTAGTTTCTCCTTTTAATTCAGATACTATATCTCGTAATTCCTGTCTTTTCAATTTATTTAGTTGAACTGCTCGGTTTTTTTCAGCATCATCTTGTGGTTCATATGTAGAAGAACAACCCATAATAGTTTTTTTAACGGGTTTCACAATCGGCTCGCACATATTAGTTACAGGATTTCTATATTCACCTCTCGGACAACGAGTTTGTTTGAGGGTACGTTTTTTAGGGGGGCTAGACTTATGAATTTTGGTTGTGTGTGACATCCGTTTCTACTACTTTAAACTATATGCATATAATTTTACATATCGTTTTACTCAGGAACAAATATCATAATATGCGTGATAATTGGAAAGAGAGAAGCATCTGATTGATATTGTAGATTATATCAAGTTTTTCTAAATTATAAGGTCGGATAACTTGCATACATCTATCATATGACATCCACTCCATGCAACTAACTTCAGATGTTTCAAAGTTATTCATATCTATAGGTTCCGTATTTTCAATAAATGTTAAAAAATATTTATGTTTGTATGACTTATAATTTGAACCAGTAAAAGTTTCTTCATAGGGAGCAATATTTTGTATAACGGTAAGATGTGATTTATCTATACCGGTTTCTTCTTGAAATTCCCTTAATGCGCAGTTATAATCATTTTCTTGATAATTTCTGCGTCCCTTTGGAAATCCCCATTCGGGTTCATCCCAATTCATGTAAGCATTGCTTTCGTCAATTAACGTTATTAAATTGTAACTAGAATGGTTACAAGATACACCAACCCGTAAAGAATTAAATTTTGTTTTGGATAAATTTTCTTCATATCTATACTGGGATGAAATTCTGTTATCCCCCCAAATTTGGTTCCATATCTCATCAAATTCTAAGGTGCGAAGTCGTTCTTTTTCATCTTGAGTCATCTGTTTTAACATGTTTAAAATGTAAAACTTATTATTAACGAAGTATTTGCCTCGCATGAAGTCAATAAATCCCAATGTATCTTTTCTTCGTATCATTAGAAATTCAATCTTTTTTTGGATAACTCGGAATGAAATAACTCCTACACTAGTAATAGGCATTTTACATTGGTTATATATATGTCCTTGTTTTCCACAATTATTACAATAATTATCGGTCATGAAATAAGTTTATTCTGATATAACCAAGTCTCATAGCTTTATATCATTGACGAAAATAGGAATGATATTTGACCAAAATATATGGGGACCCCATTACTGGTTTTTTTTACATACAATAGCTGAGTCCTATCCATTGACACCGAATGAAGTAACAAAACGAAAATATTACGATTTAATCCAGAACATGCCATTGTTTATACCAATAGCAGAAATGGGGAATAAGTTTAGTGAAATGTTAGACAAATACCCAGTCAGCCCATATTTAGACAATCGCGAATCATTTGTACGATGGGTTCATTTTATACATAATAAGTTTAATTTACTATTGGGAAAAAATGAGATACTACTAGCAGATGCGCTTGAGAAATATCGCGCAGAATACAAGCCGAAACCTGTATATATGCATGAGAAAATCCATATAAGACGACAGTATGTACATATCATATTAATATTGATAATTCTATTTTTGATATACGTCTATTACGAGTAGGACGGTAAAATGTATCGGTATAGTATAAATAGTACAATAAGATGCGAGTAGAATTAATCATCATTATAATCGCCGGATTCATAATGGCAAACATATATACAGATGGGAAATATATGCGAATGTTATCGTCGGGAAAGAAATATTATCAAATGGCAGGTGTAGCATTCGGAGCGTTGATGTTTTATATATTATTTAAGCGAAACCCATTAAGAGCCCGCGAGATGGTGACCGCATCAAATGAGTATATAAAGTATCTACCGATTGATAAGAATGCGTCAAATATCATATCCCCCATATTAGATTTTACTTCCAAACATAGCTTTGCAAATGAAAGTAGCGAACAATACCCAATTCTTCCAATGTCTAACAATAATCATCAATATGCATCCGAGAACCGTATAATAAATTCAGGCAAAAAATCAACGAAACGGTCGGTAAGTGAGACGAAAAAGAAATTTGTAGCGGCGAGACAAAATTGGAAGTGTAATGATTGTCAAAATCAATTGAGTGCGTGGTTTGAAGTAGACCATACCGTACGTTTGGAATATGGAGGTAGTAACCAT